CAGCAGCTTTAAAGCCTGATACACTGGACTGATAAACATTCCAACCTAGAAGTTTGAACGCTTCATTCATTTGCCCAAGTGTGCTTGACATTCTTGAGATGGTGTCACTTGCTGTTTCACCATATCTCTGGAACTCTGTCAGGTTAACAATCGAACTGACCATTGCATCACTGATTCGTTTGAATTCATCAGCAATAGCTTGAGCAGCGTCTTCATTTGACAAACCATTCAGGTTCAGTCTCATGTTGTAGCTGAAGGATGAAATTGCTTCTGTACCGATACCAAGAACACCCGCCATTTCTTCGACAGAGTTCTTTACAGTGAGATACTGAGCTTCGATGCCACTACGTAGACCTTCGTCTAGTGCAGAAATGTTAGTAGAACGCTTGTCGCTTCTGAACACACCACCTTTTTGGAACAAGTCAGTGTATGAAACAAGATTGCTTGCACCTGTACCCGTGAATGTACCCGAGATACCTGATTGATCAACCTTAGCTTGACTTCTACCGAACAGTTTTGAAATTACAGTTGATCCACTCAGAATGTTTGCAAGTTTATCACTGATACCTAACTTAGTCAGTGCATTCGTAACATCAGCACTCAGACCTGCACCAATACCTCCAAGTGGACCAAGGTCGTCTTGAAGTTGTCGTGCGCCAATCTTATTGAAACCCTGATCGTAGAACTTACCACCGACTTTGTATGCAGCAAGTGCAGCAAGTGCGTATGGTCCCATTGTAGCAAGACTCGGTAATGTGACACTTCCCAACGTAATTGGAGCAGCGGCAAATTTACCAATTGCAGCACCGATACCAATACCTGCACCAGCAGAAAGACCTCCTGACGCACCAGCAGCGGCAGCACCAGCAGGGCCGCCCATCATTGCATTCGCAAACGAATTGACAATAGGATTAATGAAAGCATCAATCTGAAGAGTAATTCTCTGACGAAGAGCGTTTACGATCAGATCACGAAGTTTTTTCTTGGCTGCACCACCACCGTCAATAATGGCAGTAGCGATAACATCCGAGATAGACTTGCTGATTTCTTGCAGTTTCTTCAGGTAGTCTTCAGCAGCTTTATTTGAAGCATCACCCATTACTACTCTGATTCTATCTGCACGACGACGCAGTGCATCATCTTGAAGTTCTTCAGCTTCAGCACCACCACGAGGTAACTTTCTCTGGATATCAGCGATTTCTTTTCTGTATTCAGCTTCAATCTTCAGAAGCTTAATCGTCTTGTCTTTTTCTTCGTTGGTTTTACCAATCAATGAAGCTTCAATTTCAACTTGAGTAATCGAATCAGCGACTTGCATGTTAAGCTTTTCGCTCTCTTCAGATAGACTCTGTTGAGCACGCAATACAGCTTCATGCTCGCGCTTCAATTCAGCTTGAGAAGCAGTGTACTCCCTGTTGATTCTGATATTCTTAGGTTGTTCTGCTGCCAATGCACGAAGTGCAGCGTTTACATTCTCTGTGCTTTCTCCAAACTCAAGTCCAGCTTCAATGATTCTTCTATAGTTTTCACTGTAAGTCGGAAGGTAGTCTTCTGACTTCAGGAAATACTTCTCAAGAACCGCCAAGGTTTTGATGCGATCTTTTTCGGCGTCATTGTTTTCTCTGGTCTTTGTTACCTGAACTTCATCAAGTTTACGAAGCCTTTCCATGTCTTTAGCAACAGCATCTAGATAACCACTACGAGATTCAGGGTTTGCAGTTTGACTAGCTAATACACTGTTCTTTCTGATACTTGCAACCAAACGTTCTCGTTCTGACATGTTGGCTTGAATAAGCTTCAGTGCGCCTTCGTCCAAGTCTCTTTGCTGTTTTGAATACTCAGCTTGGAGTTTCATTGACTCAGCAGCTTGTTGTCTCGCACGAAGTTCTGTTCTCAGAACATTCAATCTTTCCTGTGCTTGTTTCAGAAGTCTATCATCAGTCTTGATCCCGAACCAAGCTGACTGTCTCAGATTGGATTGAATATCATCAACACGATCCTGTGCTTCATCAACCATTCGCTTAAGTGCGCCTGTTGCATCCCCACCATCTTTACGTGTAAGACCTTTAATGAAGCTGTCCCATGCATCACCCATCATTTTGGTGATATCAGCCCAGAACAAACCAAGTCCGCTCAGTTCATCTTTGATTGTAGCAACTTGTTCTCTCGTGATTCTTTCGTACTCAAGCACTGCTCTTTGACCAGCTTCGTACTCGTAACCAAGTCTTTGCAGTTGTTCGATCTGCTGAATTGTTTCAATGTTCACCATGCCCGTAGTGCGAGCAAGTTTTACCAGTGCATCTACCGGGTCTTTCTGAAGGTCACTGAAAGTCTTAACAGTTTTCTCGATGGCAACACCACCGTACTTCTCAAGCTCAATAGCAGCTTTAGCTACCATATTGATCTGAGTTGCTGTAAGGTCACCCTCTTTACCCATTTCTTGCATTACTTCAATGGATTTACCTGCTGAGAAGCCCATGTTTTCCAGGGCAGTAGCAGCAGCAAAACCTTGCGTTGTCGTAATACCTAGAGCACCATTTGTCAGAGCCATTGATCGAACAAACCTGTCGTTTTCACGAATGGCTTGGATCATACCGATTGGAATAGCCACCAGAGCAGCAGCGATGCCGAATACAATCGTACCAAAACCTAGGGTTGCAATTCTGAGCAGTGAAGCGTATAGACCTTGACCCGCTTTGTCAGCGGATTCCATCGCTACTCTCATTTGTTTCAATTCGTCAGACCTACCAACGATAGAAGCAAAGAAATTGATAACAGCATCGCCTGATGATACAATCGCACCCTTGAAGAAACCACCAATAGCAATCGAAGCATCACGGAATGACGAGGCGATCTGCTTTGCAGCTAGACCCATTGTCTTCGACAATTCTTTAGCATCAAGGTTAGCTTGCTGAATTGCAGCACGAATTTGGTCACCCTGTTGAATCATAACAATGAAAGGGTTTTGACCTGATGCAAGTGAAATACCAACGTCACCCATCTGCACAGAGACTGCACGAGCTAGGTTATCAGCATTTCTTTTATTCTCAGCTTCAGCTACTTTCTTGATGCCAACAGAAAGTTCATCGTATTTCTTCTTGGCTGCTTCAGCAGAAAGACCAGAGCGTTCGATGTTTCTACGCAGTTTAGCCAGAGCATCAGTATAACGCTGGTTAATTGTGTTGCTGCTCTCGTTGAAATAAGTGTTAAGTCTTTGTTCTAGGTCAACTAGGTACTGAGTAGCCTTAGCCGATTCCATAGAAGCACGACGTTGTTTTTCAAGCGCAGATGCGTTGTTCAGGATCACACGAGCTTGGTCATCTGTAAGACCTTGCATGCGAAGTGAAGCACCTTGGTTCGCAACATTAGGACTGAATCCTTCGTTCAGGTACTGAGATTTGAATGCTTGTTGCTTTAGCAGTTCTTCCTGCTTTTTCATCAAAGCATTTGTCTTTGCGATAGCAGTAGCTTTTTCATTCTCTGCTTCCAGAGCAGCTTTGGCTTCCTGGCGACGGAGTTCTTCCATCGCTTTTACTTGAAGCTCTTCCTTGGCCTTAGCTCTTGAAAGCTCGATTGTGTTCTTCGTTAGCTTTTCGATTTCAGCGTTGATCTGCTTGACTGATGAACCTTCAGCTTTCATTGCTTCTGTAAGTCTTACGATATCACGAGACAGACCTGCAACTTCTTTTTGACTAAGGTTCAGACCTGAAGCCATTAGCTTGTTGATGTTCTCAAGCTCTTTGACTTCCTGCTGTAATGCCTTCATGTGACCAACTGATTTGTCAAACGGATTGACACCAGTGATCTTGTTCATGTCTTGGAATGCTTTAGCCAACTCTTTTAGTTCAGCAGTGGTAGCACCCATCAGTTTGGCAGCAGCCAATTGTGAAGACTGACCCTTTGTGAAACTGTCACCAAGCTTCAACATGCCATCAGCAGTGTCGATAGTTTGGTTACGCATTACCTTCAGTGTTGTTACTTGCTTCTCAACAGCACGAGCAGCTTTAGAACCAGAAGCTTCAGTATCATCGTTAGCCTTCTTGATCTTGTCGCTAGCTTTCTTGGTTTCATCAGCAACCTTTTCTACTTGTTGAGTAGACTTAGCGACACCCGCCAACGGCTTAGCCAGCCCACCAAGGGCTTCTCCTAGTTTGTTGATGTCAGCGATAGCAGACTTAACTGCACTAACATCGACACCAATTTTCAGTGTAGCTAGATCAAGAGACATAATGTTCTCCGGTTGTCGTAAATAAAAGCTTTGCTTGTAAGCCGTTTAGCCAACAAGAAAAGCCTTCACTTGGAAGGCTTAGTGTTTTTCTTCATCTGTTTTTCTTGCTGCTTTCTCATGAAGTCCATGATTGCACCATCGAGCAGTCGAATCAGATCAACTTCCCATCGTCTAGGTGTAACATCGATTAATCTAAAGTAAGCATGCATGTCAGAGAATGAAATCGGGTTGTCGGTGAATCCATTACTTGATCTGTTGTTGTGTAGCTCAAGGAACCACACCCACACATCACGACAACTGTCAGGTAATTCTATAAGATTCTGTAGCTCTTTAGGAACTACACCTGTCATTCTCTCTACAGACTGAAGTTTATCCCTGGTTGTAGAACCATCAGCAGACCTTGTGTTGAGTGTAAACTCTTGCTTGGCATATTCGATGGTCTGTTCAATATCTTCAGGGTTGAAAGTAGAGGATGCTGTCGCTTTCCTCCATTACTTGATCACGAATCCAAGGATGCTTACGGAAGACTTCACGAGCAGCTTCTGCGGTAAATTCTACGTCCTTACCGTTGTCGGTGATACCACGCCAGCTAATCACTCGGACCACAGCCGAATTGATTGCCATTGTTTCGGCTTCTTCGATTGTGATTGTCTCGGGTTCTTTACCACGCTTTCTAGCAACAGAATCACGAGCCTGCATTTCAGCATAAGTCTTTCGAGCATAGTCCCTCACAGTCTTTGATTCAGGTCCACGAACTTTAATGAACGCACCAGTAGGTGTGTTTGACTTCGGGATCAATAGTTCGAATTCCGCACCAGCTTCGGCTGCTTCTGCAATGTTTGTTTTTGCTAGATCAAGCATTTGTAAACTCCTTTGTTTATTGTTAAGAATAGTTTTATCTCGTTTGAGATTCGCATTATATCATGTAGATTGCCGATTTGTCAATACTACACAAAAGAAAAACCCCGACACTAAGGCCGGGGCTTTCGATTCTATCAATTAAGCTAGAGAGTCTTGAATACTGATCGTAGTTCTTTCAGTAGCTTGACCAGCACCACCAGCAGCATTCAACAGAGCCATGAAGCTGTGCTGTGCAGTGATACCTTGTTCACCGTCGTCACGAGTGTTACTGTTCACTTTTACGCGAGGCAGAACAATCGTCATGAAGTCAGCGTTACCGGCTGATCCCGTTGAAAGGATAGCGATTAGCGACACTTCAGTTTCGTTAACGAACAGATCACGGAAAGTTGAGTTCTCAAAGTAAGCAGAGAAGTCACCATCTACAGCTACACGACCTTCGAAAAGTTCAGCGATACTGTTTGAACCAACAACCGTTGCGTTTTGCAGGTTACGGTTGATGTTGATGTTCAGACTTGTCAGCAGAGCAACAGGAGCACCGTTAACCAGCATTACACCTGAAACCGAAGCGAAGATACCAGAAGTACCCTGTGCAGTCGGTGAAGTGAAATATTGCGTAGCACCAGTTTGCGCAAGATCACGACCCGTGAAACCGAAGTCACAAGTCACAAGACCTGTAGCCGGTAGAGCCATGCTCGCTGTGTTAACCTTCAGACCTGTGAACACTTCAGAAGCAGGAACATCACTGTACCATTCTTCGAACGTGTATGAACGGTCAACGTGACCACTGGTAGGAGCAAAAGTCTTCTTACCAATTACGGCAACTGTAGCACCAGTAACTGCAGAACCTTCTACTGCCATCGCTACACCGTTCAACGGGATAACGTTCAGCACAGTACCAGTTACAGAAAGCACAACCATGTTCTTGGCAGTGTTAGCGGCTTGGAAAGTACCAGCAGTAAATCGAATTACGTCACCGATCTTAATGCCATCCGTCAACCATGAACCAGCAGCACGAGTTACGTTCCATGTTGAAACGCTACCGATTGCTACACCTGTTGCGATTGTGATGCTCAGAGTAGTGATAGGAGCTACAGTAGCGAAGTCACGGGATAGAGCAGCACCGAAGAAATCAGCGTAGCTACCGGGAGAAAGTTCACCACTTAGACTACCGTCAACGCTGCGAACACCGTGACGCATGTCTGCGATTTGATAGTCAGTACGAATCTCACCAGATTCATACGTTTCTTTTGTCAGGTTAAAGTTAGCTGTAACACGACGTAGCAGTTTGCCAGAAGCAGCACCCGCAAGTGTACCCCATGTCGTTTCTTGCTTGTAACCAACCTGCTTGTTTACACCTGTTGCAATTGGCATGTCAGATTCCTTATGTATTAGTTTGTTTCACTTTGCAAAGAGTTCGAATGTTTTAGGTACACTCGACAAAACCTGAAACCCTAGTCGTATACTTCGACAGTCACAGGCACAACCAAGGGTGTTACCACCGCATTGTCTAGAATTAGATTTCCACCCATGTTAGGTGTAGTGAAAACTCTAATGCGAAGATTGTCTTTAATGATTTCGTATCCACGAGCAAATGTCGATCTAAGATTACCGGCAGTTTGCATTGTTGCAGCCACACCCTGATTGATTGGACCAACAATAAAGAGTTGAACTTGGTAAAGTTCTCGTCTGTACTTCGATCCGAATACAGGGTCTTCTACTGCTGTAGGAATGATCTGACAACGAACATAAAGTGCATCATCTGGAGGATCAAACTCTACACTTTCCACAGCAAGAGGAATCGGAGACACTACGTCTCTAATCGCTTTCTGTAGAGTAAGAATTGTTTTTAGTACAGTATCTGGCATGTTACCCCTGATCGAATAGTGATTTGAACTTGCCTGACGCTTTGTAGATTGCTTGAATATCAGCAATTGTAGGCTTTGTAATACCAGAAGGAGCTTGAGTAGAATGACCTTGTTCTAGACCCATTGTCGCACCCGACCAATCTCGTCCACTAGGGAAATAACCTTTGTTCTTCGTGATGTAAGGTGCGTTGTTGTAGATGACAACGAATCCATTCTTCATTACATCGAAGTCTGAGATTTGAGTCTTTACTCTACCTAGAGACACACTTCCTTGTTCATCACCAGCAAGCCATCCACCTAGATAAGTAGAGCTTGGTGAGGTAAACAAGAAGTTAGCGTTACGAACATCACCAGCACCAACAGGAGCAGAGAAACGCCACGAGTTACGTGCAGTACCTTCTGTAGTTGGTAGCATTCGACCGAAGAACGTATAGCTTCTGGCTTCATACTTGTCTGCATTAGTGTCAGAATTACCGAAAGGTGTATTCATTACAGCTTTTTCGGTAAGCTCATAGAAGAATCCGGTGAACATGAAATCGAGCTTACGCACGAAAGTCTCTTCAACTTTCACAAGACTCTTTAGCACTTCATCCAGATTCATATCAATCATGTTTTCACACAGAGAAGTCGATATAGAATAACTTCACCCATCGCACCATGCTCGGAAACTCGTTGCACAGTGTACGTGTCAGTTCCAGAGACAACCTTGTCGTTGACGGTTGGTTTCTCTGTGAATAGTGCAGCTTTAGCATAGAACTCAGCAACCTCTTTACCGATCAGATTCGGGTAGTTGTATTGACTAGCCTCAATCTGTCTCTTGTAAGCTTTGGCTGTAGTATCAACTTGTGTCGAACTAACAGCGCCTGTATCGAAGTCGTATGCTCCGTTTACAATTCTCCTGAACGTAACGTTTGCACCAAAGCGGTCAATCATTCTGTTTGTAGAGATTACAAAGAGATTCATTCCGGTACCTCAAAATAGTTATCAGGATAAGTCTTTGGGTCAGTTGGTACAAGCACAGCGTTGTTGTCTTCGTTAAGGATGTTCTCACGCATATCCTGTTTGGAGATACCACCAGCATAAGCGCCAGCGAGTGTCAGTGCAGGATTGAAGTCAGGATTCTTAATGAACAACTGTAGAGCCATTCGATACTGTTCAGCAGCTTTCGATCCTTTTACACTGAAGATGTCAACGGTTTCATCACCACGCATCGATAGCTTAAACAGGATACTCTTAGCTGCATCGATCATTGCACGACGAATGCTTGAGTTGTTTTTGTCAATGAAGTATGTGTACTCTTGATCTGACAACATCGGGAAACCAACGTCCGTGTCTGCCAGTTCATATCTTACTTGTTGAATTTGTTCTGGTGTAGCCATTGTGTTTCCTCTCTTAGTAAAGCACTCACATGAATACTTTAATAAGAGCCCCCGAAGGGGCTCTGTCGTACAAGCAGTGATTAGTTGCTTGTGAAGCCACGGACAACCGCAGCAGGACGACGGATCAGGTGAAGAGCGTTGTGCTCAGTCTGAAGTTCAATCTTTTCATCCTTACTATCACGGTATGAGAAGGCGTAAGCTTCCTCACCAAGCGTGTTAACGTGCGAGAACTTGTTCGCAGGCGAGAAGTAGCTGATGAACATGTCAGCAGTACCACGCGGAACGAAGTAAGCATCGTTTGCAGGAATCAGAGGAACACCGTTGTATGAACCACGGTACTCGATAAACTCCACACCACCGTGTTCGAAGCGGCGGAACAGACCTGAACCAAGGCGCTGGCGCAGAGGTTCTTGTGTCGAAGTGTAGAACTTGTAAGCTTCCTTGATACCAGCTTGAGCAATCAGCTTGCCGAAGAATGCAGGGCTGCAAAGAGCCACGACACTCGTTACGCTTTCACCACTCAGAATGTTGTCCTGAATGTGCGCGATAACTTCTTCAGCCTTAGCGATAACGTCAGTACCTGCGGTACCAAGCACGAAGTCAACTTCACGACGAGTAACACCGAAGTCACTGTAGTAGTTACCAACAACCGTACCGTTGGGAGCGTAAACTGCACCGTTCGTGATGGCAAATGCGCGAGCAGTTTCCATCGTAACTGCGTGGTTCATACGAATACGAGCCAGCTTACGAGCGATTACAGCAGCTTCCGTTTCAGCTTGGTCAGCGGTACCATAAGCACGCTTACCTTGAAGGTCTTGCGGGCTGACAGCATCGTCAAGCGGGAAGTGAGGGATTGCGAATGAACGCAGGGCAGCAACTTCGTCTCTGTTGACAAGGTTACGAGCACCGCGAACTTGGTCAGTGATTACACCGAGAGTACCAGCTTTAGATTCGATAGTGATGCTGTGCTGAGCAACAGGCTCACTACGGAAAATACCAAGCTCATTGATCAGACCCCAGGTATTGGGAATCAGATTCAGTTCTTCGGTATAGTCTACAAGCTCAAACGGCTTTTCAAATGAACGAACTGTAGGCATTGTAATAGTCCTTAGTTGTAGTTAGAATTAAACAGCGTCGTTTACACGAATGCCGAGAGCTTCAAGCTGTGCGTACAGCGCATTCTGTTCAGCCAGAAGGTCGAACGTTGCGTCGAGTACCAGAGCGAACTTGGAAACAATAGCTGGACCACGAACTAGGCACAGTACACGAGTGTCTGTGGTAGCAGGAATAGCTCTGTCTTCAAGGCAGATGGCGAAAGCGTTTTGTGAACCGTCTGAGGCAGTTTGTACAGCAATACGAACTTTACCGTTTGCAGTAACGCGACCAAGTACAGTACCTACAACATAGGTACGAGCACCGGCTTCGTTAGCAACAAGAACATCGCGGCAGTAAGCGAAGTTCGGCTCATATTCGTGCTTCACAAGGTGGCTAAAACGGAAGGTATCAGTAGCAAATGGAGCAGGCATGATTTATTCCTCGTTTACTTTTCATTAATGATTTTTTGTGCGCGAAGAGCCTTGACGATAGGATTCTCTTTCACGAGAGTCGTAGTCGTTTCTGCACTTGCACCTTTTTCTTCAAACAATGCTGACTTTTCAACAGCACTATTCATCTCAGCAAGAACCTTGACAACAGCGTCAAAGTCTTCTTGTTTCTCTACTAGACTTACAGCTTTGAAAAGAACTTCAGCTTTTGCTTCATCCTTGACTGCAGTCTTCAGTGCGTCAAAGCGAGACTTGCGAATAGCTTCTGCACGTTCTTTGCGGAATTGATTTACTTCGTCCTTAGCCTTCTGAAGTTCTTCCATCGTCTCAGTCAGAGACTTTTGAATGTTTTCCAGGGCTGACTTTTCAACCATTTCAACCGTAACTTCGGTTTCGATAGTTTTTGTCATAGATTTCTCCACATTTGGTTTTGAACCAGAGGCAGACGCCTCTTCTTTTCTTTCCTCGCTAGCGGGTGAGGCATCCTTGACTCTAGCCTTTGGTTTGGCAGTAGCCTTGGAATCTTTTTCATACTTCTTCAGTGCCTTCTCAATGGTTTCTTGATCAAGCATGAAAGACATGTATTGTTCTTCATCTAGTTCAGACAATCGCGTTTCAACATCCGTTGACTCTTGAAGTGACTTCAGAATCTCGAACGATTCAACCTTGGATTGAATCCAGTCTTCGTAAGATGTCTCAGAATCTGATTCGTCAGACTCAGGCGGAACATAACCCATGACACGAGCTAGAACTTCAGCGTCTTCGTAGTAAAGACCAAAGAATTTGCGTAGGAAATCAGGCACACTCATTGTGACCTTGATCGACTGCATCTTCTCAATAGCTTCTTCACTAAAACTTACTGCTTTCATCACTAGTGCATAATCAGCACCATTTGCTGGTCCACCTACAGCGGGACCAACCAGTGCGATGTGGCTGTCTTCTTTACTGAAGTCGATGTTCTTTAGAGTTCGTTTCGGTTTAGTCATCATCATCCTCTAAGGTTTCGACTGTTGCGCGGGCACCAATGCTGATACCTGTGATATCACCAGACTTAATCATCTTCCAGATATTCTCATCATTAATCTGGAAAGTCATGAGCCAAGTGCCTTTTGTTACCGGAATTTCATTGAGCACAAAATCGGTAGGTGCGAGATATGATTCCACAACATGAAACTTATCAGTCATGACTCTGTGGAAAAGATTAGCTCGCATTGCACTTTTGTTAAATGATTCCATCGCTTTACGAACGTCTTCTGCTGATGTATAGTCACCAGTCAGATCGGTAGAGTCGGGGAGCATTGCAACATAAGTTACCTGCATCAGTTCATCATTGTGTTGTTTCTCAATTGGAAGATCGAAACCTACAACTTTTTCTTCTGTGTTGAGTTCAGCTTCAGTGATGGTGTCACCGTAGCTTTTCAGAACTCCATTTTCTTTAAGCACTTTTCGAGTCCAAGCTAAACCTGCTTTTCCGCCAGTCGTAAGAAACTCAAGAAAACCATCAGACGGTCCACCATCTGCTAGTCGAGCAAGTGGGTTAATCGACTTACCGATAAACTTCGTTTGCTTCGTGTAGAGTTCTTTAATATCATTTAGACTAAACTCAGTGCTCAATTTGTCGATGGTAGGCTTGCGGTTTTTCATGACTGCAATGCTTCGACCTCGACGCATGTTCTTTAGCACAGCATCCGGTGGAGTGTACTTTCTTGTCTCTTGCATACATTTCCTCCATTACATAACTGTGAGACGCTATTGTATCATAAAAACAACAAAATGTCAAGTAAATGGGGGAATTTCACCCCCATTTTTTTCATGAAGCGGCAATTACTTGTACTGGAGCACTAAAAGCTTTAGCAGGAGGATTCTGGAATACCGTACCATCACTGTCGGTAATGATCAGCCATCCAGTCTGTCCAATTGCCAAGCTTGAGTCTGTAACGTCGATTTCAAGAACACCACTCAGGTCAGTAATCTCTGTAGCACCTTGACAACTTGGACCGTTGAACAGGTCAGGACGATTCTCATCAAAGAAAGCCCACTTGAGGTTAACAAGTGAAGCAGCTGGTGCAGTTCCGTTTGTAGTAAGAACCACAACAATTCGTTTAAGAATTATTGATGAGCCAGCGTTTGTTGACTGAGTTACAGAAAGTGCAGAACTTACGTTACCAGCAGCGTCTCTAGCTCTTACTCTGAATGAGTAAGAAGTGCTAGGTGAAAGACCTGTAAATGTAAATGTCAGAACATTACCTACGTTTGAGTACGAGGTTCCACCGTTCGAACTTACTTCATACGCTGTAACCGCAACGTTGTCGCTACCCGCAGGCCAGCTAATCTGAACAGAACTAGCTGTAACTGTTCCAACCGTAATTGAACCAGTTAGCGTAGGAGGCGTGGTGTCCGAAGCAGCACTCGTTGTGAAGTTACCTGTGATAGCTGTACTTCTATTGCCAGCAGCGTCGAATGCACGAACATCCACCGTGTAAGCAGTCGAAGGTGTAAGTCCAGACAATGCAGTAGTCAGAACGTTTCCTACTGAAACATAAGAACCACCGTTCAGTCTATACTCGTATCCTGTAACTGCAACGTTGTCGCTACCTGCTGACCAGCTAATTGTCGCACCAGCAGATGTAATACCTGACGATGAGACTACACCTGTCATTGTCGGGTTAGTCGTATCACCACCACTAGTCGGTGTTACACTATTGGACGACGCACTCTCTGCTCCAAAACCGTTAGCGTTTTGTGCAGCAAGCGTGAAGGTATAAGCTGTACCGTTAGTAAGTCCAGTGTGAGTAATTGGCAATGAAACACCAGTTACCGTACTACCACCGGGTGTCGCTGTTGAACGATATCCAGTAATTGCTGAACCACCATTACTTGCAGGAGCAGTACCGTTTACCGTTGCTTGAGCATTACCTACTGTAGCAGTACCAATTGTTGGAGCACCAGGGACTGTACTCGGAGTAAAACTTGCTGTACTTACAACGTTACTTGGGCCAGTTTGAGCAAAGTGCGCTCGATAAGCTGTACCGTTAGTAAGACCAGTCAGGTTGAAATCACGAGCACCAGTTGCACCACTAGTGATTGTCAAAGTAGGTGCTGCAAGAATAGCAGCAGCAGTAGGTGTAGCTGTAGCAGCAGGTAGAACTTGAATTGCCAATGTTGAAGAACCAGAAGGTGCAACGTCGGTTGTTACTCTAACTGTAGAAATGGTATTGCCAGTGCTTACGACTGTTGGAGCGGAAAGAGTTGGAACGCCACGACTGATTGGGTGTGGTAGAGCCGAAGTCGTCGGCGAGTTGTACGCTGACAACGTGCGCGTACCGCTGATGCTGGTCAAATCTGAGTTATTCAGCAGCGTCCAACCGTCAATCCAATCTGCGACGTTCTCTGGGAGCGTACCAGTCGTCAGCGCTATGTAATCAGTGTCGGTCAATGCTCGGTTGTAGAAATGCACCTCCGCAATCGAACCCTTGTAGTAGAGAATTTTCTCACTCGTGTTGCGCTGAATTACGCCGATACTGGTTGTGTTCAGGTCGCCGGTTTGATCGGTTACTGTAGCAGGGTTAACTTCTTCGCTGGTGTCGCCAAACCAGACAGCTTGTGAAGTCGTATTGTAAACACCCATCTGAAGATTCCAGTTGGAATCTGAGAAGTCGGGAGGTGTGGTCTTAGTGGCATTTGCGTCTGTGTTGTAACGAAGACCGGCGAACTTACTACTATTGCCGCCGCCGATAGACATGCGGACCCACTTGTCCGCTGATAGTTGGCTCATTGAAACGACTGTGCGTTCCGAGCCACCGTTAGTTTCAGACCCTACGTTCGCCACATATGCGACGATGGTGAATGGAAACGATGAGCCGACAACCCTCTGAGCGATGTCGAGGTATTGATTTATACCGTTTAGTGTGATTGCCATGTCAGGCCGTCCTTATGAACCAAATGTTACTATTTGCGCGTGGCAGATACGCGAAACCGCGAAGCGCTGGCACGTATTTGAATGAGCCTTGAGGCCCATAATTACCTGATGGTCGAGCCGTTGGTGGGCCGCCTGCCACAGTCAACGTGTCCATATCCCACACTGTACCACTGTTAGGTTTAATACGTTGAATAGCAGGTGCCTGCTTTTTGTGCATAAACAGATAACAGTCATTGTCTGGGTCGTAATCCATCGCTGCATATTCGGGTACTGAAGCCACCCAAGCGGTGTATGTCGCACTGGTGTTAAACGTGATAGTATTAGCCACACCACCTGTGTCACTCCAGCGATAGGCACGCAGGCCAAAATCGACGTTGCCACCCTCCCCGTTGCCAAGATTTAGAACAAAGCACTGACTGCGACTTCCATCCCAAGCTCCCGGCCAACGGTTGTTGACGGCTGAGAAGCCCGTAACAGCGTTGCTTGTGAATGTACCTAACCCGGTTCCTGTAGTTGATACTGGAGGGGACCAGCGACCACTGACCGCACCCAAGATTGTGGTGAAAACTGCACCTGTCCGCTTATTCATCACCATACCAAAAGGTGTGCCGCCACTCTGCACGACACTTGTAAACTTTCCTTCAGTGTCCCAGGTATTGCTGTTCACATCAAATCCAGTGACAGCAGGCGTTTCAGGCCCACCTCCACCATAAATAGCGCGACCACCTACCATCATCACCCTTTGTAGTTGCGGTAAATAGAAAATATCGTCATATAGGTGACGAGAAGTGGGCTTACCGTCGAGGTAGTAACCACTTGTGCGGTCAAGTTGCACTACTGTCGAAGGTTGGCTGCGTAGAACCCAAGTCGGGGTATCACTTGACAGAGAAATACTGACCACGCGATTATCGGAGCTATCACCGTGCCCACCAGAAGCTGCAATGAAAAGCTCACTGGTGTCACCTTTTACCGTGAATGCGCCCCAAGCTTCAAATGCCCCATCTCCGGTTGTCAGCACAGGCTCAGATACGCCGTTAACCACTGCAGTGGTAACGCGACCATTCGTGTTTGGAATCTCAATCCAGGTGTTCAGCGGCTGCGAAGCAAGCCACGTCGGCAGCGCACCACTGGCCGGGAGCACAGACCACACCGGCTGCGCATTAAAAGCAGCAGCAAGCGGGATCCAGTTGCCCGCGCCAACAAGCCGCTGATACGCAGCCAGAGCACCGCTGATACCGAACCGCACCGCATAGGCCAGCGATGGCGTCAGGTTGCCCCACATGGCCGACTCGCCCGGCATGATTTCGCCGTTCAGCACACCCTCGGTCGTGCCGATCCAGCCTGTCGGGGCCGAGGCAGCAGTCAGACCCGCGACGATCTGAGCGTAGCTCTGCGCCGGGGTGTAGAACGTGCCGGTGCCGTTGCGGTAGTCGTCCGCGGTCAGTGCTGACGGGCTGATGCGCTGGCCATACACGCCGCCGTTGATGTACCAGAAGGCGTCGGACGGGCCCAGGCGCTTGATGGTTGACTGTGCCTTCCACTCGTGAAACGCCTGCCAGCGGGCTTTGCGCGTGGCGTCGGTCGTGAGGTCGAGCGCCCGCGAGTAGCCCACCGCTGCACTAACAAAATCTTGCTGCCAGGGTGCGCCGTGGCCGAGTCGGAAGGTGGCGTCGTACTCCTCACCCGGCTCGACCCAGCCCCAGGGGTTGCCGGGCTGGACGACGTACTGCGCGTGGAACTTGTCCACGTTCTCGTGCCAGACCTGAAGGTAATCAGCCTTCAGTGTTGTGTCGGCGTCGGGAATGATCGCCAGGGCCTGCGCCCAGGTCCGCATCGTCCAAGCGGCTGAGCGGGTCTGCCACGCGCCGAAGCAGGACTGGAACAGGCCCTTCGACCCGTCGCGCATGACCGAGTTGAAGCTCTTGACGAAGTGATTGAAGCTCGCCGACAGAGCAGCTTCTTCCATGAAGTACCAGCGCCCGGTGACAAGATACGCCATGAAGCCGACAGAGGGATGGTGCGCGATGTCGCGCTCCGGGCCTTCGCCGCCGCTGGGCGTGGGCGTGTTGTTGTCAATCCAGAGGGTTGGGTAAGCGCTCGTCAACGGCGGCCGGTTGGTCGTCTCGTCACGGTAGTGGTGGCGATAGCGGCCAGCAGAGTAGCCGTTGAAGACAACCGCCTTGTAAACCCGCGCAGCGTCAGCAGCGGCACAGGTCAGATACAGCACGTCATGCGTTGGCAGCAGGCCAATGGGCCCGGCTGCGCCGCCGCTGCTCATGCTGTCGGATTGGTAGGTGTACCCGCCCTGCTGCAGCGGCGCAAAGGTGGTCGGGCAGACTGAGCTGACAACCGAAGCGCCGGCCGGCGTAAGCGCGCGGTACGTGGGCACCATCTCCGTGCTCATGAGGTACGCCACGTCGTGCCGCATCGTCACGCCCGGGTCGGTGCCGAGCCAGTGCGACAGGCCCGTGCCGCTGATGAGGGGTGTGCGCTGGTGGTGCTTGAGGTCGATCACGCCGCTGAATCGCGTCGTGCCGCCCATGCTGAAGGTGTAGGTGGCGCTCTTGTTCGTCGGCGAGGCTACGTTCAGATAGCCGTTCTCGATCCAAGGCAGGATTTCGACGGCGCCGCCCGCGTAGAGCCGCACTTCGAGCCACGCGACAAGGTGCGTGTCGCTGCCCACCGGCTTGCGGTAAATCCACGACGACATCCGATGCCCGCTCACCCAGGTGGCGAAGGGGCTCGCCCAGTCGGCGCCAGCACTCCACGAGGCCAGCCCCAGGCCGCCTGCGTCCACGATCACGTTGTTGCCCGCCAGGGCTGCATCGAGGTCGGACGTGGTGAGCACCGTTCCCGTGCTGGCAGTGCCCGCGCTCATCGTCAGCGTCACCGGGCTGCCCGCGCTGGTGTACGTGCCCGCGATGACGGCGATGCGCGCCGAGCCATCGGGCCAGGTGCTCTTGATCGTGGCTTGAGCGGTGGCGCCTGACACGACAACACCCTGACCGGCTGGGATGTCGCCTTGGCGGAAGGTATAACCAGCCGCAAATGGTAGCGTACCACTGGTGGCGCTGGTCAAGGTGAGTTGCATAACTCCACCCGATGGGGCGGGCGCAGGTGGTGGCGGTGGAACTGGTGCGTAGAACTGAACATTACCCGCTGAACCTGTAATCGTACCACCACTGTTATTGGCAACCGTAATTGCATAAATAGCAGCAGTAATGGAACTAAGGGTTGGAGTTACACTTTGACCCGGAGTCAGTGTTCCACTTGATGGACTAATCGTCAGTCCTGAAGGAGAAGCTGAAGCAGACCAGTTCACCGACGAAAGGTTTCCACCTGGGGCAGTCAATGTTGGACCACTGACTGTGCCACCACCAGCCGTACCACTGGAAGCGCCAGCACTGACCGTCAAGCCAGGAGCAGCAGGAGGCGGTGGGGGTGGCGGCGGTGGAGGGGGCGAAGGTGGTGGTGTAGCTGACGCAAACACTCTTTGTTGCGAAAAAATTGCTGGCACTTGTTTTCTCCAATTAACTGTATTGAGGTCCAAGAAGACCATCAAATACTAAGGTTTCCGGTTCAGAGTATTGACTTGTGAAGTTACCACTAAACACTAAAGATTGCGGCTCAGAATACTGAGGAATAAAGAATCCCGTAAAGACTGGTGGTGT